ATATTTTTTCTCCGTTTTTATTTTCTTTTTATCAGATCTGTTGCTTTAAGTCCATAGACGCTCGCTATGACCCCTACAAAAATTGTTTGATACCAAAATGGAAGTTGTGAAAAATATTCAAAGAATAGTTTCATTTTCTCCATTGCACTTGGGTCTTCTGAAAAGACTGCCCAACTTAACATTACGATAGGCGCCGACAATAAAAGCAAAATAAATTCGTCTTTCCAGTCCGAATTTCTAGATTCTAATAATTTACCTTGATATTCGGCTTCACCATTCGCCATTTTTTCTGCATGACGCATTTGTGCATCCGCCATTAACATTTTTGTCTTTTGACGGTTTTTAAATATGTGAGAGCCTGCTTGTGCGGCTAATTTAATAGCGCTGAACCACATAACTTAGTACCAAGTAGCAGTTTTCTTTTTATTAGCTAACATTTTTCCCATACCTTTAACTTCTACTGTTTGAGATTCATTAGGTTTAGTCATCTCAACGTCTTTAATATTAGAAGACATAGAATTAGATACAGATTTAGGACTTTTATTAGCTTTTGATTTATCTTTTTTCATATTAACCTTTTCTTTTTGATTTACCGGCTTCAGAAAGAGCTATTGCAATCGCTTGTTTAGGATTTTTTACCTTTTTCTTCGATTTACCGATGTTGAGTTCACCTTTTTTAAACTCCTTCATCACCTTTTTAACCTTTTTTTGTGTTTTTGTCATTGATTTTTTCATTTTACATGTCCTTTTTTAATTCAGCAGATAAAATTGTCTTTTCAATTGATGTATCCGCTCTTAAATTAGCTAAATCTTCGTTTTGTTGCATTTTTTGTTGGTCAGTCATTTGATTCATCATTGCTTTCATCTTATCAAGGTTAATTCTTTGATCAGATTCTTCTTTTTTTCTAGCATTTTCTTGTGCTCTAATATCTAACTCTCTTGCTCTTAGTGTAGCAATAGGATCATTATCAAATTGACTTGTTATTTCTTTTTCTTTTTTCATAAAATCTTCCATCATCTCAGCAATTAAAACTGCTTTTCTAGATTCAATTTTATCTACAGTCATTTTTATTTGTATTTGCATTTGTTGAGCTGCTTGAGGGTTTTGTTGCATTTGAGGATTTTGCATCATCATTTGCATTTGTTGAATCTGTTGCATCTCTTCTCTAAATTCAATTTCAACTTGCTCTTGAGCCATTAATGAAATGTGTTCAAAAATATTTTTTTCTAATGATGCCATTACAACTGGATTATTTCTAGCCATATTAGTTGCCATGAAGTTCATGTGAGCAGTAATGTGTGCTCTATGATCTTGTCCTGGAAAAGCTTGGAATGGTTTCCCTGCCAAAGAATCAATGTGTTCTAAAGCAGGGTCCTTTGGTTGTGGGGGTTGTGGTCGAATTAAAATTTTATCAATATCTTTAACACCTAAAGCTTCATACATATTTCTATAAACTTCATATTGATTATGAATTTGTGGGTTAGAAGTCGCCAGCTGCAACTCTGTCTGAGCGAGAGAGATTCGCTGTGTTTGTGAGAAAATGTTAGGGTCAGCAACTGGCAAGATATCTACTCGGTCATCAAAATCTGATTGTTTGATTGTTCTCTCTCCTCCAACTACATCGTAGGGATATTCTTCCGGTAGATAAAGTTTAAATACTCTTGCTAGTAATTTAAATTCATTTTTAAGTGATGAATAAATTCTTTTGTGAATCGCAGACATAGTTCTGCTACCTCTTTCCAACAAAGCTACGGTCGTTCCCACTGCTGCTTGTTGATTCCCATCACCTACTTGCATGTCGGCAATAGATGCAAATCTTTGCCCTGCGTTTACAACGACCCCCATTAATTGTAGTAAAGTTTGAGAAGGCTCTTTGAATGGAAGCATCATAAATGAATCTCTGATATTTCCTCCTGGAGCATCAACGTCTCTAAATTCGCCTGGTTGGATTGATTGCGCATCATCTCTAATTCTTATACCTCTTTGTTTGAATCCAGCTGGCAGATTAGAAAGCGTTCCCGCATCTAAGAGCTGTCTTAAAGCTGCGGTTGCTGTTCTAGACAGTCCACCTATCATGTGGATTAAACCGAAACCATAGAAACCTAAACCTGGTAAAAATTTGAAATGAACAAAATAATTTATTTTTGTTTTCTTTGGATCATCTACTTCATAGTTTCTTTTAATAGATAAAATACTTCTTGAGCTTTCTTCTAATGTTACAATGTATGGAAGTTTAATTCCAGTAGGTTCTAAGTCTTCTCCAACGTCTTCAAAACCTTCTAAATCTAAATTAATGTGATATTCTAATATTGTAAATACATCATCTTCTCTACCTGATTTAGTTCTACCTTCCAATTCCATTTCTTCTTTTTCAACTTCAGACTCTTTGTCTGTTCCTGAAGTTAATTCTATATCTCTATAAAAACCTGCAACTTGTTGTTTTCTTAATTCATTACCTGATATTTTAATTCTATGAATAATAGCTTCAGCATCATCTAATGATGTTGCAGAATAAGGTACTACTAAATCATCTGCTGGTACAAATTTAGAAACTGCTCTTCCTAGTAATTCATCGTAGTAAACTTTTTTAAATGAAGATCCTGCTAGTGGTAGATAAAATAACATTTGATCAAACTCAGGTTCATATTCTTTCATTTGATCCATCAATTGATAGTTCATGAAATTTTTAACTCTTTTAGATTGTTGTTCTTTTTCAGGAGTTGGAGAACCCATAACTTGAGTTCTAACAGGTCCTTCTGCTGGTAATAATTCTTTATAAGCTAACGCTTGAAACTGTGTAACCGCTTCAGCTAAAACTGGATGTGTTGCACCTGATGCACCACTGAAGGGTTCTGTTCTTTTATCATATTTAAATCCTAAAAGATCTAAACCTTCTTTGTAAGCTCTTTCCCAATCTTTTCTTGAATTATTATATTCTTGGAAGTCTTGATAAAGATCACTTCCTAAAGTTCCTAATACTGAATCTGGTAAATGCTCAGCTAAATTATCATAATGATTTTCTGTTCCAGCAACAGACGCAATAGCTGGATCATAGTTTATATCAACTGATCCATCTTCGTTTTCTTGTATGTCAATAGGCTCACCAACTTCTGCTAACTCTTCTTGATCCTGTAATTGATCTTCAGCTATCTCAGCTTCAGAAGGTAGATTAAGTTCTTTTTCTATTTTGTTTGGAAGACTCTTGTCTATCTCTGCCATTTATTTTCTCCAGTTTTATTACTTTTACAGTATTATAATTAATATTCAACCCTTGTGATCGAGGTCCAGACTTTGGTGGTAGTAAATCAGTTTTAGGGTATTTAGTCATTATTTTTTTCTAATTGCTTCTGGTACAGGTACACCTGCTTCTTGAAATATATCATCAGAAACTCCAGACACTTCATCAACAACCTCTCCTGCATATTCTCTATCAGTTCTTAAATAAGCTGTGCCTTCTTCATAATCATCAGGAATTGGTCCCGTCATTTCGTCAGCTTGACCTTTTCCAGGTTTATAACTCATGTGAGTTTCTTCAACTAAAGGGTTACCATAGTAACTAGCTGAGTCATCATCAAGTGCCTTCATTCTTTGAATATCAATTTGACCTGTAGCTGTATCTTCCACTAATTCGAAATCTTTATATTTTTTAACAGATTGTCTTTCTGCTAAAGCACCTGTTCGAGTCACATCATCCCCTAATAATTTAATTTTATTAACTAGATTCCAGAAATGTGCTGGAGCTCCTGCAATATTTTCTTGAATTACAGGTGCTGCACTTTCTACAACTTTTGCTGCAGGTTTTGCAAATTTACCAAGAAAAGGAATAGATGCAATACCACCCATTAATTTCATAAAAGTTCTTCTATTCATTTTTGGATCTTTGGGATCACCACCATCAGCGAAACCAACACGACCTCCTGCTGCTAAAAAATTAGTGGTTTGAATAGGTGTTCCCATTATTTTATTTTTAATTAAATTCATAATTCCTTCTCGCTCTTGCGCTCTAATATCATCAGCTTGTTTCATTCTCTCATCAATAAATTTTTGTTCATTAGCTAACTGTGTTAGTTGTGCTTCTGTATTTTCTTGTCTGGGTGCTAATCCCATTAAACTTTCATCTAAAGGATCTTGTAACGAAGCTTCTAAAGATTTTTGGTAGTTAATATTTTTTTGAGCTTCTTGTGCTTCATCTGAAAGCGCTGCATATTGTATTCCTTTTCTATACAAAGGATCTAATCCAAAAGTTCTTGTAAGTAGTTCTGGAGCTGATCTTCCTTCCTTAAGTCCAACATCTGTATCATAAACAGTATAAGCTCCTCCTGCTATTGGTAGTGATTTTAAAGCAGCACTACCTAATCTTAATTTCATTAAATCTTCAATTGTAGATGAAACATAATCTGCAGCTTTATTCATTCCTGGAATAAATTCACTTTTAAATTTTGGAGCTTTATCAGCTAAACTTTGCATAACTGATTTTTTAGTATCTTTTACTCTGTCTCCTCTTGATCCTGCAATAGATTTTTTATAATCTATTCCAACAGGTTCTGCGGCAAAAACTTGTTTGCCTTGATCATCAAAAGTATCTAATACAGGAGTTAATTTATTAAAACCAAGTAGACCTTCATATTTTTTAGGTAGTTCTTTTTTTGCTGTTTTAAGAATATCAAACAAATCATTGTTTATATCTTTTAATTTTTTTAAATTTTCTGTTTTACTATAATCTAAACTATAAGCTTCATTAACTAATTTATTTATTTTTTTATCATATTTAGACATTTTTGCATTCATCTCTTTTGAAACAACTGCATAGTCTCCTGTTCTTAAATCCTCTCCTCCAGCTAAAGGCATAATATGATGCACTTGATAACCTTTAGGTGATTTTAATTGAATGAGTCTTCCTTCTAAATTTTTTTTCGCTGTAGTTCTTTTAATGTTTCTAGCTGTTTGTTTTGTAGGATCTGGGTCAGGGTAACCTCTTTGTTGAAAAACTAAATCTGGATTTCTTTCCATCGCTCTTCTTCCTAGAAGTCCTGCTTTTTCAAAAGCTTTAGGAGTTTTTAATTCTGGATTAGCATCTATAATTTCTTGCATTTCTTCAAATGTTAATCTTGGGTATTGATTTTTACCTTCAACATTAATACTTGGTTTTCCTATGAGATCTTTAGCTCTTGATTTTCCACCCGCTAATCCACCAGCATTAAAATTTTCTCTTTCTTTAACTAAGAATTCATTATCCAAATACTGGTCAACAGTCATATCCCATGTTTCAGGATCTCCAAATACTGGTCTTTCCATTTTATAACCCCATCAAATAAGGTAAGCCTTGTTGAAAACCACCTTCAGCGTTTTTAGTTCTGTCTGTTCCTTTTTTGAAAGTATCTATAATCTCATCACCACTCATTCCCATTTCGTCCATTTTAAAAGTTTGTTCAATCATAGATATTACATCAGCTTTACGTTTTGGATCTGGATCATTTGCAATTTGTTTTGCAAGGTCTCGACTTATTCCTGGATACTTTAACATAAGATCATCAACCTCTAGACTTCTCTCTAAACCTGCAGGTGATGTATCTCTCATAACATCATCAACACCTTCTTTAATTTCTTTTCCTAAAATTTCTGTGTCAAAATCTTTTTTTACTTGTGCTAATTCATCTTCAGGAATAATTGATTTAGGTTTAGTTTTTCTCATTTGATCTATTTCAGTACCCATGTCAAAAAAAGTTAGTTCTTCTATTTCATCTTTTGTCATTAATTTTGGATCATCTGACAATAACATTTCCTCTAATTTTTGTTCTAAGAATTTTTTTCTAGCTGGAGATTTATCACCTGCTTCTGGATCTAGTTTACCCATTTTATATTGTTGATACATTTCATCTTGATAGTCTTTTGCTTCTTTTCTTATTCTATTAGCTGAACCAACTGTACCATCAAAATCATATGCATCTAATTCACCTACTTCTTCTGCAAGATCTGCAATTTCATCATCAGTTAATTGTCTACTTGGACTTGGATTTCTTGCTTCAAATTCTGAAATAATTTGTTGTTCAGTTTTTGGAGGTTGATCTATTTCATCTGCAGTCTTCATTGCTCCTTTACCAAATTTTTTATTGATAGTTTTAATTAAAGCTTGAATACCTTTTGGTAAACTACCTACAGCAAAACCAACACGACCCCCTGTTGCAAAGTCTTCTGGGTCATCTCCATATTTCTTTAAAGGATCTCTTGGATTAAAAGGTCTACCTGATTCATCATAAGGAAGTTTAGTTACTGTTGTGTCAAAAACTTCATCTTTTTTAGGAAGTGTAATTTTAGGTGCATCTACTTGTTTAAATATTTTATTAATTTGTAATTTTAAAATATCACTAACTTGACCAAACTCTTGTTGTGCAAATCTATATGCATCATCAATTGTAAGATTTCCTTTTTTAGCAAGGCTACCTACTGAAGTTAAAAATTTATATATTGGTCCTGGTCCCATAATTAATAATACTCTCGTTTTGGTTTAGGTAAAGGTTCATCTAGATAATCATCGGGATGATCTATAAACCCTCCTTGTCTAAATCGCATGATAGCTTGGGTCGTACTATCCACAAGGTCATCATGATCCCCGTATGGAAAGGCAGCGCATTCCTCAATAACCTCTTGAGCAAATTGCTGATCAGTGGGCGCCCATATGCATCCACTCTCAAAAAGAGGTGCGACGCTATTTACCCTCGTATGTTTATCATTACCTTTAGAGGGTGTAAAATTTATAACAGGAATTCCAAGTTTTCGCAACTCATAAGTTAAAGGTAGACCAGATGCCTTAGCCTCAACAATTACTGTTTCTGGATTCCAATACCTATATTGTTCTTCTGCAACACGGCGTAGTTCTGGAAATTCAAATCGATCTTTAACCGCGTCTAATAATATTAATTGAGGACCACTATCTTCGTTTTTGTAAAAGACTCCCCAAGTTGTGATTGCACTATAATCTGAAGTTTGAGATTTCATAAATGCTGTATCATAAGATTGTATAACATGGTGAAGATGAGGAATGTCTCCTTCCCATTTTTTCCACCACTCTCTTTTAAGAATTGCTCCCTCTTCTGATGTTGGATTCTGCATCCACTGTGCATTCCATTTACCAATTGATAGTGAAGCTTTTACTCCAAGCAATTCATCTTTCTTCCAATACTCTGGCCACACAGGTTCTCCACTTGGCATAATAGCAGGAAACTCAATTAGTTCCCATTGATCTGATTTTGCTTCTTTTGATTGAGCGCTTAATAGTTTACCAGTCAAATCTTTTGTATTCCATCTTGTCATAACCAATACAATAGTTCCACCTGGTTGAAGACGTTGACGAGGACCTGATGTATACCATTCATAAGCTCGCTCCATTGAATCTATGTTTAAAGCATCTTGCTCTGAGTGGGGATCGTCAATAATTAATAGATCCGCACCACGACCTGTGATTGCACTACCTACACCGGCAGCATAATATTCTCCTCCTTGAGAAGTTTCCCATTTTCCAGCCGCTTGACTATCCTCTCTTAGTCTTGTTTGAAATACAGATTTATATTCCTCACTGTCCATTAATGTTTTAGCTTTACGCCCGAATCTAACTGCGAGTTCCGTGGTGTGAGTAGATTGGATAATTTTTAATTTAGGGTTACGGCCAATCATCCAAGCGGGTAGCATGAAGCTAGAGAACTCAGACTTGGTATGTCTAGGCGGCATGTTGATAATTAATCGTTTGATTTTCTTTTCGGCAATTTGATTAAACTTGTCAGCAATTATTTTATGGTGTTCACCTTCAATAAATTCTGGCCAAACATGTTTAACAAAAGCCATAAAATCATTTTGAATTTTATCTTCTTTTTTCTTTTCAGAATGCTTCAAGAATAACTTCATGAAGTCTTTTCTAACATCAGGTGGTAATTTCTTTATAGTTTCTAAATCTATTTTCATTTCGTAAAATTTTTTTGCAAAATTTTTTAAGGATGTATTTTGGAACCCATAAGTATTTCTAGCACTATTTAAGTCTAAATCAAGGCATAAAGTGTTCCGTTAGGGACCCCTTTTATATAAATAAAAAACTACTTAATTAAAACTTTTAAAAAAACCAAATCGGTCTGGTACCTCTATTGATGTGTGTGAATGTGGCGGGCTGTTAAGCCCGCCACTAGAAAGGTTAGTCTAGTACTACCATGTATTGTTTTGCAAAGTGTTGTTTGAACCAATCAAGTCCTTTACGTACTGTGTCATAGTCCCCAAACATTTCAGAGCCAATGATTGTATCGTAAACAGCTGCCGCAAACTCAGGCATTGTAGTTGCTTCACCTGTAAATCTATTCTTA